AACAAGCACTTAGCGAGGCGTATGAATCATCCGATCCATACGGGTATTACCACATCGAAGAGAAGAAAGGAAGTGAGTGACGTATGTCAAATGAAGTACAGCGTTCGCTGACTATCATGGTGTATGGCGAGTCAAAGGTTGGTAAATCAACTTTTGCCGTAACTGCACCCTATCCTCGTCTCATGCTCGACGTTGAAGGTGGGCACCGATTCCTACCTATCACCGTAAGGTACTGGGACCCTCTGCGCGAAGAACCACCAGTCGCAGATGGCACATGGGACACTGTCGTAGTAAATGTTCGTGACTACGACGTTGTTATCAAAACATTCCAGTGGCTACAAACTGGAAAGCATCAGTTCAAATCTCTTATCATTGATTCTATCTCTGAGCTTCAAGTGAAGTGCATGGATTCAATTGCAGGTACAGAGCAGATGAAGATGCAACAGTGGGGCGAGTTGCTTCGTCACATGGGTGCGCTTTTGCGTGACCTACGTGACCTTACAATGCACCCAACGCAACCGTTAGAAGCTGTTGTGCTTACTGCTATGGCGCGGCCAGGACAGGACGGGCGTATGCGTCCGTACTTACAGGGTCAACTTGCTATTCAGGCACCATACTTTTACGACATTCTTGGCGCAATCAACGTCGAGACTTTTCCTAACCCGGATCCACTACAAGCTCCGTATAAAGTTCGCCGTATGTACGTCGAACGAACAGACGAGTTTGAAGCTGGTGAGCGTGTTCAAGGACGCCTTGGTAAAATTGTTGAACAACAAGACCTTGGCATCGAGCGTATGTTAGACATGATTTTTGGCGAAAAGACAGAAGCCAAAGCAAAGAAAGCCGCGTCCTAACCAAATTGGTTAGCGCACTATTGAAAGGATAACCGTGAGTTCACTCAACTGGGGCGACCTTGTAAAGGACGCTGGAGATGTCGGTGGTGGTAATTTTGAGCCGCTTCCCGATGGAGACTACGATTTAATCGTAATAGAAGCAACTGCAAAGGTTGCACAATCTGGTAAGACAATGTTTGCGATAACAGCGCAAGTTACAGGTGGCGCGCACGCTAAGCGTCGTGTTTGGGATAACCTTGTTGTTACACCAGACAGTCCTGCAGCACTCGGAATGTTCTTCCGTAAGATGGCAGCTCTAGGCCTTGGCCGTGAGTACTTCGCAACTTCACCAAGCAACGCTGCTATTGAGGCAGCACTGCAAAATCGTACCTTCCGCGCGCAGATTGGTTCCCGCACGTGGAACGGCTCTAAGAAGAACGAAATCAAGATGTACTACACTGCAACAGCATCAGCTGCTGCACCTGTAGCGGCAGCTGCGCCAGCACCTGCCCCTGCACCAGCGCCTGCCGCTGCGCCTGCTCCTGCACCAGCACCTGCTGCTGCTGCATCAGTTCCAGCACCTGCTGCACCACCTGCTGCACCGTTCTAACAACGATTGTCTGGTATCATTGCCCATGCAAAAGCATGGGTAATGATCCAGCAATTATTTAAGGAGTAGTATGAAAATCTTAATGACTGGTTTTACTGCATTACAGATTAACACAGAACGACGCACAATTCAAAAGATTGATGTGCCTGCGTTAATTGTAAAGGCATTAACAGATTTAGGTCATGAAGTTGACTGGCGCAAGGTAACGCCTGGCGAGGATTTGTCCTCATACGATGTTGCTTGGGTTAACCTTGCTCCGTTGAACTCGCTAAATGGACGACAAGGCGCTATGGGCGCACTTTATACTTTATCCTCAGGCTTGCCTGCGGTTGGATTTTTTGATGATTGGCAGTTTAATACTGTGTTCAATGGCGCTCGCGCTATGATGAAAAAGCCTTCAATGCTTTATAAGCATCTGCTTGTTGGGACAGAGCATCGCGGTGAAGAAGGCGCAACGTACTTTAGTCGTGCAGACATCGAGGAAGCGCTAGAACGTATCCGCGTATTAGACCCAGTTGCGGCGAAGAAATGCTACATTGAACGTTACTACATGATGGACACAGATGAAAACGTGCAGCCTTATGAAAAGCGTTTAGTGCAGGCAGCAACAGACATGATTGACCGCCGTTGGGAAGCTGGTATGGTTCCAGTTTGCCCTATGTATGCGTGGGGTGATCGCACGGGTGTTCGTAAACGTATGCCAAAGGAAGTCGGTCCTATTGAGGCACTGGACCCTAGTGTAGTGGTCAACGATACACTTGCAGCAGTAACTCCGTCAACAGAAAAGAATCGTGCGTGGGTGCTTGGCGCATTGATGCCACACGATGAATGGCTAGGTCGTAAGAAACCAGAATGGCCAGTTGAAATTATTGGTAGCCGTAAACTTATTCGTAAGCTTGGCGGAAAGCGTCTTGATACAGAGCAGGAAGTACTTGAGTACTACAACACACGTTGGGGTATTCTTTCTCCACCATATCCGCACGCTGGTTCAGGTTGGTGGCGTAGTCGCTTCCTATACGCAGCGCACATTGGTTCTATTCTTGTCACTGACAAAGGTGAAGGTGATCCTTTAGGTGATGCCTATAAGCTAACAATTGCAGACGTTGAAAAGATGTCAGATGCAGAGCTAGTTGCAGCAGCAAAGGCACAGGCTGATGCGTTACGCCCTTACATCGGAACGTATGACCAGTTTAAGGATCATTGCGAACGTATCATCGCGCGCGCATTACGTGAGGATAAGGGCGTTAAGTTAAACGCAGACGGTACTGATGCATGAGTCGTGTTCTTATCACAGGTATGTCTGCACCGCAGGTGTCAACCAGCGCAAACAAGCGCTCTCTGTCTTTTGCAGGTCTTGTTGACAAGGTTCTTACTGACGCAGGACACCAAGTTGTTATGCTTGAGCCAGATATTACGTGGGAAGCTCAACACCTAGACTACTATGACTCAGTTCTTGTTGGAATCTCTCCGTTAACAAGTTTAAGTGCAAATTACGCGTATGGTGCACTACACGTTATCGATCTGCTTAAGGGCACAGATAAGCTTAGGTTTTTTATTGACGCGCCTAACCCTGTGCAGATTAGATCGAGTTTAACATCAATTAGCACCTGGAACGGAAACCTCACAAAAGAGTTCTACAAGAACCGTAAGGGTTACCGTCTTGCGGTTGCAAGATCAAACGAGATGCTCGCAGTCGTTGAGTTTCTACTAAATGAAACATGGCCAACTACACTGTGCCCTGTTCTACCTTGGGACACAAAGCGAAGTGCCAGTGACCAGCTACCTGAAGGAGCTGCTGCATCACTACACGGCGTAAACCTTGACGCATACATCATTGAGAAAAATACGCAGGGTGTAACAGATAGAACTGCGCGGTGGGTTGCAGACAACCATGATTCACCGTGGACAAAGAAAAAGCTTTCAACATTAAATTATCCGGCCATGCCGATGAAGTGGAATAAGGGTTGGACTGACTCACAGGTTGAAGAGCAGATCAGGCAGTCTATTGGCGCACTTATATCTCCGCACAAGGATAGAACCTGGTGGACATATCGTTATATCCAAGCAATGAACACTGCAACGCCAATCGCGTCACTTTGGACAAGTACATCTGCAATTGGCAACTCTTGGAGACATCTTGCAGCAACAATTGAGGATATGACACCGCAGGAAAGGTATGATTTGTCCAGAACTCAGACTCTTGCTTACCTAGCTAACTCGCCAGGCAAGGAAGAAGCGCTGCACAACTTGGAAAAAACACTTAACATAAAAGGAGCAGTATATGCTGTTTGATAGCTGGCTAAAGAAGACACGCGACCTGCAAAAGGACGTCTACTACATTAACTACGAAGAGATGGAAGGCGATAAGGACGCAAATATCCGCCGTCTTGTTGAGTACATGCGTTGGAACATGCTAGCCATCGATGATGAGCTTGCAGAGATGCGGCAGGCAATTTCGTGGAAGCCTTGGCAGCATGACAAGCCATATGCAGATCGAGAGGAAATTGTTAAAGAAGCCGTTGACGTTCTACACTTTGTCGCGAACATCATTGTTGCGGCGGGAGGAACAGATGAGCAGCTTAACAAGTTCTACCTTGAAAAGATGGAAAAGAACAAGCAACGCCAGTTAAATGGCTATAAGGTAAAGGACATCGGTGTCAAGTGCGCGATGTGCTCAAGAGCAATTGATGATGTTGGCGTTGGCAAGACGCCAGACGTCTGCGCAAAGTGCAGACCAGTAATGGAGGGGAAAGATGCCAGACATAAATGAGGAATGGGCAAGAGAACAGTTTGTCTCAGCAAAGGTTCGTGTTGTTGTTGGCAAGGCTGTCCTTGAGCTACTAGACACGTGGAAGACGCTTGAGCTAAAACCAGAGCATGCTAAGTCTGCTGTTGAGGTGTTTAGCAAACTTGCACTCAACCACTCGCTTGTTGACACGCCAAAGGACGAGGTTTGGGTTCCTGTTCAGGCAGGGTTCTTAACAGTCGGTGAAGAGGTGCGCGTAATGAACGACGCCTTCAGTGACTCAACGGGCACAATGCACAACGGGCGCAGAGGCGTAGTAGTTGCCATAAGAAGCGGAGATGTTATTATTCGCTCAAACGACGACAAGAAGCCGTTTCTTGACGGAGTTCACTATTCACCTTATAAGTTAGAAAGAAGGATTAAGTAGTGAGAACTAGTCTAGAGTTTAACGTTGAAGGCTCTACTCAGAAAGAGATTGAAGAAAAAGTAGGGCAGCAGATAAGAAAGTATCTTGGTCTAGAAGATGAACAAGAGCTTGGGTCATATGCAGACGTCGAGATAAAAGTCTTTAGTGAAGCACAAGAAAAGTATCTTGCAAAAGTTACGGTTAGGATAAAGTAATGACCCAGGAAAATAAACCACGCGTTGAGGCGCTACGCGAGGCGGCAAGAATTATCGCTGGTGAGCGTGACGTTCAATATGGAGGACCGGAAGAGAACTTTGAACGCATAGCAAAGGTGTGGAGTGTTATAACTAACTACAACTTTACGCGTGAGGATGTTGCAATGATGATGGTAGGG